CCGCACCCGCTACGCTGGGCTGCGGTTTTGTTTTAGGACGGGGGAAACGAAAATCAAGCCGCCCCTCCAGCTCGTGAAGGGGCGGCTTATCAAATACAGGAAGGAGCTTTACCTATGAGCGCAGAGGAAAAGAAGCTGGACATGGAGGGCGTGGCCCAGGACGCGGCGGAGGCCGAGCGGGTGGCGGAGGAAGCCAAGCAGGAGCAGGAAACCGGGAGCTATACCCACACGTTCAAGAATCCGTTCCCGTGGAAGGGCAAGACCTATGAGACGCTGACGTTCGACTGGACCGCGCTGAACGGCGGGGACCACCTGGAAATCGAAAGCGAAATCGTGATGAAGGGCCGCACGCTGGTATCTCCGGCGTTTACCGGGGACTTCCTGGCGGGTATGGCAGCGCGGGCCTGCACCGAGCGGGACGAGAAGGGCAAGCGGGTCATTGACGGGTGGGCAATCAAGGAAATGCCCCTGACCGATTTTCAGGCCATTACGAGGAAAGCACGGGGTTTTTTGCTGCGTGCGGAGTAAAAGTCGAAGGGCTTTGGCTCCGAAAGCAATGTATCCTTCTGGCGCGGCATAACGGCGGTTCGCCGCTGGATTGGTTGGACGTCCCTCTTTGGCAGTATGGCGGCTGGATTCAGGCCACCAATGAATTGAACGAGAAGAAAAAGCCGAAAGCACCCGAAAAAATTCCCGCCAGCCTGACGGGAAATAAGGCGAAGGAGCTTTTCGGCCTGCCGGGGAATGGATGATAGGGAGGCGACGAAGTGGCGCAAAAGCAGTATTCCTTTGACTTTATTCTGAACGCTGTACTGAACGGCGGATTTTCCGGCACGTTCACAAAGGCACAGCAGGAGTTTATACGGCTGGGCACGGAAATCAAAAACCTCCAGGCCATTCAGCGGGACGTGAAAGCCTATGAGAAGCAGGCGGCGGCGGTACAGAATACGTCGCAAAAGCTGGAAAACCTGAAACGGCAGTACGAGCTTGTCAACAAGCAAATCGGGGAAACCACCGGCTCTACAGCCGCGCTGGAGCGGGAAAAGCTCAAACTGGAGCAGCGCATTATAAACACCGAATCGGCGCTTGATAAGCAGAAGCAAAAGCTGGGGGAGACGAAGGACCGGCTGGACGCGGCGGGGGTAAGCACAACCGACCTTGCCAACAAGGACGCGGAGCTGACCGCAAAAATCCAAGAGCTGACCGAAGAACAGAAGAAAGCCGCAGAGGGCGCAGGCGAGTTTGGCAACGCTGGCTTGCAGACTATCGAAGCGGTGGGCGGTGCCATTGCCGCCGCCGGGATTGCCGAAGCCATGAAGTCAATCGCGGACGCATATTCGGAGTGCGTCGAGATCGCAGGAAACTTTGAGCAGGCCATGTCAGCCGTGGAAGCTATCGCGGATTCCAACATTTCGGAAATGGCGGCGCTGACGGCGGAGGCAAAGGAGCTGGGCGCGACAACCAAGTTTACCGCACAGCAGAGCGCAAACGCTATGGAGTACATGGCAATGGCAGGCTGGGACGCCCAAGAAATGCTGGGAGGCATGAGCGGCGTTATCAATCTGGCGGCAGCAGCCGGGGAGGACTTGGCGCAAGTATCCGATATTGTAACGGACAACCTGTCCGCCTTTGGGCTGAAAGCGTCGGATACCGCGCACTTTGCGGATGTGCTGGCGGCGGCAGCGGCAAACTCCAACACCAATATCTCCATCATGGGCGAGACGTTCAAAAGCTCTTCCTCCGTTGCGGGCGCACTGGGTTACAGCATTGAGGATGTGGCCGTGATGGTGGGCCTGATGGCGAACAACTCCGTGAAAGGGTCCCGCGCCGGGACCGCGCTGCGCAATATCTTCAACGGCCTGCTGGGCGGCGTGACGCTGACGGCGAAAGCCTTTGGAGAGCTGGACTACTCCGCCGTCAATTCGGACGGCTCCATGAAGGGCCTGATGGAAACAGTAGAGGACCTGCGCGGGTATTTCAGCCAAATGACCGAGGCGGAACGGGTCAACAACGCTATGACCATTGCCGGTATGCGCGGCTACAACGGACTGCTTGCAATCCTGAACGCCACGAACGAGGACTTCCAAAGCCTGTACGCCTCCATCAACAACTGCAACGGCGCGGCGGAGCGGATGGCAAAGGTGAAGCTGGACAACTTGAACGGCGACATCACGCTTGCAAACTCCGCTATGGAGGCGCTGCAATCCACCATCGGAGAGCAATTCAACCCGGAACTGCGGGAGCTGACGCAGTTAAAGACGGAGCTGCTGAACGGGCTGAATGATTTTATCATCGAAAACCCGGTGCTGGCAAAAGGCGTCATGGCTGGTGCGGCGGCGTTCGGCGTCATGGGGACCGCGATTGTCGGCGTGAACGCGGCTATTAAGGTGTTCAAGGCACTGGAACTGGCGACACTGTTCACCGGCCCGGCGGGGGTCATGTTGGGTGTTGCCGCCGGAATTGCGGGAGTGACGGCGGCAGTAGTGGGCTTTGTGGAAGCCACACGGGACGGCGGCCCGGCGGTGCGGGAGCTGACCGAGGCGGCGCGGGAAATGAACGAGGCCATGGAGGAAGCGGGGGCGACCTGTGAGGATACGACCGCCTCCACTCTGGCGGCGGCAGATGTGGCGAACGCCTATATCGACAAGCTGGAAGCTATGGGCGATATGGCGAACGCATCCGACGAAGAGCAGAAGCAATATCAAAATACTTTGGCACTCTTACTGCGGGTTATGCCGGAACTATCCGACTGTATCAGCACGACCACGGACGAGTACGGGCGGGCGACCTACACGCTGGAAACCACAACCGAAGCGCTGCGTGCCAACACCGAGGAATGGAAGCGGAACGCCAAGGCGCAGGCTTACCAGGAGTATCTTAATACCCTGATGGAGCAGTACAACGGCGTCATGCTGGAGGCTGCGGAAAATGAGATCGGGCTGACCCGGGCAAGGTATGAGCTGGAAGCCGCAAGCCAGAAATACAACGCCGCCATTGAACGGATGAACGAGCTGTGGGCCGAGGCCAGCGAAGAGGCGGACCGGCAGTATCGGGAGTACGGGATACTGACAGACGCGACGGGGTATCTCTCCCAGGAATATTACGACCTGCAAAACTCGCTGGGAAACCTCAGTCAAGAGCTGTTTGACGCACAATCCGATGTGGACGCCCACGAAAAAGCGATTGCAAAAGACGCGGAGGCCGTCGCCGCCGCAGAAGAGGAAATGGCTCTTCTGGAGAAAACGGTACAAGATTTAATGCGGTTGCTGGGGCTATACACGGAAGAAGAAGAGAACCTAACGGAACAGGAGGCGGCGGTCCGGGCCGCGCTGGACGAGACGATGGCATCCGTGCAGGCGTTGACGGAGGCATACGCGGACGCCTACGACGAAGCCCTGGAGAGCTTTTCCGGGCAGTTTGGATTGTTCGACGAGGCAAAAGCGGACGCAGAAGCCACGGTCGCGGCGGCACAAGAGGCGCTGAACACGCAGCTTTCTTTCTGGCAGAACTACGCCGCGAACATTGCAACGCTGAAAGAAATATCCGCCGAGGACCTGGGGGTAACGCAGGAGAACTACAACGCACTGATGGAGTATGTCAGGAGCGGGACACCGGAGGCGGCGGGCCTTGCCGCCGATATGGTCAAGGCCGTAAACGATGGAAACACCCAGGCGCTCACCGACCTGGCGGACACGCTGGGGGAAATCAGCGCAAGCCAGGAGGAAGCCGCCGGGGATGTGGCGGAATGGACGACCGGCCTCAACGAGCAGATGGACCAGCTTATCCGGGATATGAAAGAGGAAATCGGGAAGCTGGATATGTCGGAGGAAGCAAAAGAGAGCGGGCGGGCCACGGTGCAAGCCTACATCGACCAGGCGGAAGGTATGCTTCCACAGGTACGAAGCGCCTATGCGAATGTTGCGCGGGCCGCTTCTCTTGCGCTGGGACCAGCGAAATACGCCGACAGCGCGTGGTATGCGAACGGTGGGCGGGGCTATGCCAGCGGAACGGCAAACGCCGTGCCGGGCTGGTCCTGGGTAGGCGAAGAGGGGCCGGAGCTGATGCGGATGCACGGCGGGGAGCAGATTCTTCCCAGCAGCGTTTCCCGCGAGGTTGCGGAGGACTACAACGCATACACGCGGTATACCGCCGCCCAGGGCGTACAGTCCGCAAGACCGCCCCTGGAGGTCACAGGGACGAGCGGGGCGGCGGCGGGCAGGCCGAAGATAGACCTGCACCTCCACATCGAAGCTGGGGCGTCGCCGGAGACGGTGAACGCCTGGCAGGATTACGTCAGCCGGGGCGAGCTGAAAAGCGCCGTCCTGGAGGTCATGGAGGACGCCGACGCGGACATGAGAAGGAGGGCCATGGTGTGAGCGGTTCCTACACAACGGTCCAGGGCGACACCTGGGACATGATTGCGTACCGGAAGCTGGGAAGCACAGACTACACGGACCAGCTTGTGAGCGCAAACCTGGAACACGTCGGGAAGCTCCTGTTCCCGGCGGGGGTCACGCTGCGCCTGCCGGAAATCGAGGAAAAGCCCAACGCAAACCTCCCGCCGTGGAAACGATAGCGGGGTGACGGTATGGCGGATAAGGTGCTGGCCCGGCGGACATCGGTTGATGTTACGTTCGACGGGACAGATATTACAAAGGACATCAAGCCGTATCTCCAGAGCATCACCTACACGGACGACACGGACGACCTGGCCGACGACTTGAAAATCGAAGTACAGGACCGGGATAAGGTGTGGCTGCAAAAGTGGATGACAGAGGCGGTGGAAGCCGCCGCCGGGGGCAAGCTGTCTATCGGTGCGGTTATCAAGCCGGAACACTGGAAGAAGGACGGGAAGCTGAAAACGGGGGCGTTTGAGCTGGACAGCGTGGACGCCTCCGGCCCACCGGCAAAGGTGACAATCAGCGCCTCCAGCCTTGCGTTTTCCTCTGACCTGCGCCAGACCAAGAAATCCAAGGCGTGGAAAAATTACAACCTGTCCGGTATCGCGTCGGAAATCGCGGCCAACGGCGGCATGAGCTGTCAGTATGAAGCCAGCGCAAACCCGTCCTATGACCGGGTGGAGCAGACCAGGCGGAGCGACATTGAATTTTTACGGAAGCTGTGCCAGGACGCCGGAATCTCCATCAAGGTCACGGACGGGAAACTTGTGCTGTATGACCAGGCGGAGTATGAAGCGAAAGCGTCGGTCCTCACCATTGAAGAAGGAGCGAAGGGCGGGTACATCAAGTACAAACTGCACTCCGGTTCG